CTTATGCTCGTAATAGTAGTCCTCCAAGTTTTATTCAACACAGTAGTTCAGGAATGCAGCCACAAGATGTTGCATTTAATGCATTAAAACTTGCATCACAGGTAAGTTATTAAAATGAAGATTGATATAACAAATTATTTAACAGATAGCGCAGATCGTGTTAAAAGATTTGCAGGAGAAGTTACTCAAGCTTTAGAAGCAGGTATTGGTCAGACTCGTTACGGATTTTATAAAAGTCGTTTAGGTGTTAAAGGAGAAACAGGAGTTGGTCCTGCTGCTTCCACTGTTGCACGTGTAGCTGCTCCTTTTATTACAGGAGAAGCACAACTTCAAGGCTTTCGATCAACAAGTCCTTTCATTCAAGCTCGTAAGTTAGGACAGCAAGTTAGTACAGAGCTTGGTGTAGGCCCTGTAGCAGGTGCTGTTGCTGCTGTAGGTGTCCCAGCACTCATTGCTGGAATGAGCGGCATTACAGGCTCTCCTCTTAAGGGGTTTAGACCAGCAGGTCAGAAAGCTGTTTATCCTGTTTCTAAAGAAGAAGATCCAACAGGTGCTACATCAAAGAGTCCTGTAGTAGAAGCAGGAATGCGTTACTTCTTAGGACAGAAAGGTAATCTTCTTCCTTATCAACAATTTAAAGAAGAACGTCCAGATGTAATGCCTTCTACGTACCGTGATTACATGCGGTATCAGTATTCAAAACCAGAAGCAGGAAAAACAATTGAAGTAGACCCTGAACGTGGAACATTTACTGCATTAGGTGGTGCAATTAAAGGATCAGCAAAAGGATTAAATGATCCAGAGATTCGAGTACGTGGTGTTCCTGTTACAGCTAGTGCTGTTCTTGGAACCGCTGCTGGATTAGCAACAACTAAAGCATTAGCAAATACTTTAAAACCTGAAACTCCATATGGTAAAGAGATTCAGAATCTTACTAAAAAAGTTAGTGAATTAAAGATTGATGTTAAATCACCAGCTGCAAGAGCAGGTGAGTATGGAGAAAACTTAAGAACAGCTGAGTTTTATCAACAAAAGTTAAAAGGAGCTGAACAACAACTTGCACAAGCTAAACAACTAAGAGCAGGAGAATTAACTGGTGCAGCAAAACAGTTTGAAAAACTTGGTCCTCTCAGAGATCCAGCTTTACTTGCTGCTGGTACTGCTGCTGCTTTGGGCACTGCAGCTGTTGTTAAAGGTTTAATGGCTAAAGCACAAGAAAGAAAAGTAAAGAAAGAAGATCCCGTAGAATACTTAAAATATAAGCATGGAGACTTTTCTACTGCAGCGCAAGCGTTAGGACAACCAGAAGCACGCAGTTGGCAAGAACTTTCTCAATATGTTAGTTAATCATGGCGTTTGACAATTCTTCTTTTAATTCTTTTTCCAACATTTGGAGTCAACCAAGTTCAGATTCGAGCCTTTCTAACGCTTTTGCTAAGGCTTGGGATCCATCAGATTCGAGCTGGGGAAATATGATGAAGAAAGGGATTCTTGATAAACCTATTTTAGGAACAAATCAAGCTGAATCAAAACCTAAGTGGGGTGAAGCATTAGGAAAAGCTGCAGAGTATTTAGCAGGAACTGGTAGAGATAAAAATACAAGACAAGCACAAAGAACTCCTTCTTTCTTTGGCCAACAACAAGGTGGTAGTGGTGGTTATCAAGTAGCACCTGATATTGCTTACTTCCCTGGACAATCAACACCAGGCTTTACAATCCCTGGAGAAGAAAAGAAAGGAGGCATAGGTTCTACAATTGGTGGAGCATTAGGCACTGTTGGAGGTGCATTTATTGGCGGTCCTTTGGGTGCTTCTGTTGGAGGTTCAGCTGGCAGCGCAATTGGCGGTCTATTTGGTTAAAAATTACATCCTATAAAATGTTACTCAAGAGGATTTAAATTATGGCATTAGGAGCGTTAGTACCTGTTGGTGCTTTTTTAGCTAAGTACGCCACACCAGTTCTTGCAACAGGTGGTGCATTACTTGGTGGTAAAGCTGCATATGAACAATCTGGTGGTGATCTTGGAGCTACTGCATTAGGTGCAGGTACAGGCGCTTTGGGCTTAGGTGCGTTACCAGGTGTTGGTAGACGTATGGCAAATGTTCCAGGTATTCAGAAAGGATTAGTAGAAAGTGGAGCTGCTCAAAAAGCTGGCCAACTTGCACAACAACTTCAAGGTAAAGGTAAATTAGGCAGTCCTCTTCAGCAACAAATGCTTGGACAACAAATCATTGGAGGCTTAGGTGCAGCTGGTTTAGGTGCAGCTGGTCTTTATGCTGTTCCTCGTATAGCAGGTACTGTTGGTCAGGGTGCTAAAGCACTAACGCCTGCTGCAGGAGCTGGTGCCAATCAACTGATTAAAACTGCTCAAGGTGATTTTGTTGTTAATCCTCTAACTGGAGAAGCAGTTCCTGCAACACCTGGTCTTCCTGGCCTTATAGATTATCAAAATCCTCTTGGTCCTTATCAAGCCAATCTTGGTTTCCAACGTGATATGTATCGTTTAGGTAGAGAAGAACTTGGTAAACAGTTAGAGATGTTACAACCAGTTATTGATGATGCTAAGAAACGCGAATTTGAACGTCAGATGGCTGGTGCTCGCTATCGTACTGATCTTTCAACACAACAGGGTTTAACTCTTCAAGGGCAGCGTGGTGCTCAAGCCATGGCTGAGAGAGGTCTTGCTGGTGGTATTCAAGGTTTAACTCAACAGTATCAGTATGGTTGATTATGGCTGTTAATTCTGATCGTTTCTTGTATTCTTATTTATTAGATAAGACAGAACCATTTAAACCAACTAAAGAAGATAAAGCAGTAAAGTTTCCTTTAAAAGGAATTGACTTTACTACTGGTCAATCAATTGATCTAAATAATTATCAAGCGTTCCTTCCACAAAAACCAGAAGATGTTTTAGGAGGTGCAGATTTTCCTGTCTTTAAAGAAGATGAAATAACAACTCCAGATACTTCACCACCTCTTGATGAGAGACAAGAGTATCTTGATATGCTTGATCGTGCAGCAGCAATACGTAGTAAGTATGGATTGCAAGCTTTAAGAGAAAGCGCACTCTTGCAAGATCAACTGTCAAGAGGTCAATTTGATTATTACATACCAAAGATTGCAGAATTAACTGATACTACTAAACAAAGAGATCTTGCTAGACAACTTGGATACGAAAGAACTTCTCCAAGAGTTCAACAAGCTCTTGTTGAAAGTGCTAAAAGAGGAGAAGCAGGTTTAGCACAAGCTTATGCTATGCAAGCACAAGCTGCTGCAGCAATGCGTCCTAAATTTGCTGGTAAAAACCTTCAGATCGGTTAAACTAAACATTAATTAAGAGGTTAGACATTATGGGTGGTAGTAAACCAAAACCTCCAAAGGTAAAATACGTTAAATCGCCGCCACCTAAAACGGTACAGGCTCCAACACAATCATTTAGAACACAACTTGAATTAGCAAAAGTTGCCAATGCTCAGCAGTCAAAAATGCTAGAGCGTGGTGCTGAACTTGATCGTGTTAATGAAGAGTTCTTTGCTGGACAAGATATTCGTCGTCTTCAAGCACAAGGTGCTGAATCTCGTTTAACTGCAAAAGTTACTGGTCAAGAGCAACGTCGTACTGCTCAAACTGTTGGAGAGCAAGAACGTCTTAGCATTGGCGCTAGAGGAATAGAAGAGCGTAAAGGAATTGCTGCCACTGGCAGAGAAACACGCCTTACTCAAGCTCAGAAAGGACAGATTGAAACTGGCTTAATCCAGACTCGCGGTACAGAAGAACGTAAAGGAATTGCTGCTACAGGAACTGAACAGCGTCTTACCCAAGGTCAGTTACTTGCTGGTCAAGAGCGTCAAATCGGTTTAACTGGCGAAGAACAACGCAAGACCATTGGTAAATCAGCACAAGAACAACGTTTAACTGACTTGCAACAAGAGCAGTTTAGACGCTATAAAGAAGAGAGAGATTATCAACAGTCGCGCAGCGCATACCGATCATGACCGAATGGCTAGATACATTAACGGATAAAGAACGTGAATCTTATCTAGCCTTCTGTAAACAAACAAGTTCTCCAATTCAGATGTATCTCTATGCTCGATTTCTTGGGTATAGTGGTTCAATTGTAGATTGTGATACCTGGTCTAAAGATCAGTTTAAAAAGCGTAACTTTAATGGCATCCTTGAAATGGAGATTGATTCCATGCAAATGGACATCTCTAAATTAAGAGATGGAATTGATCTTGGTGTTGTAAAACAAGATATGGGAGCAGCACGCATTGCAATGCTACAAAAAGAATTACGTGGTGCAATTAAACAAATTCAAGATGAAAAGCATCTAATAGATAAACAAGGATTAATTCTTGCTGGTGCTGATCGAGCATTAAGAGAAATGCTTTCAATCTTTAGAGATGATCCAATTGAAGGTCCACTTCAAGAAGCATCTATGGGTGTATGGACTAAGATTCTGCAAGAAGAATCATAAGTATTAGTGGCAGGAACAAGTCTTTATAGTGTTTATCGTCGTACTGCACGTGCTGCGGCTAAACAACATGTTGTTAAAAAAACCTCTGGCATTGATATTGAAAGAGCAAGAACAGACTTTGGTTACTTCTGTGACGTAGTTGGAGATAAGCCACCAGCAGAACACATGATGCTTTGGCATGAGCATCTACACACTCAAGAGGATAGTGAATGTTTAGTTGGTATTGCTGGACCTAATGTTGATATTCTTGCTCCACGTGGTTCAGCAAAGAGTACAGTTCTTGGTTTATTTACTGCCTGGGCAATTGGCATTCATGCGTTACATAAAAAGCCACTAAAGATTCTTTATATTTCTTATACGGTTGATGTTGCACGACCTAAGAGTGCAGCAATTAAACGCATCATTGAAGAAAGTAAAGCATATAAAGAGATCTTTCCAAAAGTAAAAATTGCTAAAGGTATTAACTCTAATGAATACTGGAGTATTGATTGGAAGTTTGCTGGTATTAAATCTACTGGTGAAGAAGAATTTACCGTTTGTTGTGCTGGTTTGAAAGGTGCTGTGACTTCTAAACGTTCGCACCTTTGTATTATTGATGACGCAATTAAGTCAGCTGACGATATTAAAAATAGAGACATTCGTCAAGCAATGGAAGAGAACTGGAACTCAGTTATTGTTCCTACCATGTTTGAAGGTGGACGTGCAATCTGTCTTGGTACTAGATTCCGTCATGATGATATTCATAAAACAACATTTACTCCACACAATGACTGGATACAAATCGTTCAGTCTGCAATTACCGTTGATGAGAATGGAGATGAAATCTCGTACTGGCCTGAGATGTGGTCACTTGATTACTTAAATGATCGTCGTCGTCAAGCACCAATTAGTTTTAGTTTCCAGTATCAAAATCAGATTGTTCAAACAAATGAGATGTCAATCTCTCCTAACTTAATTATTAAAGGACAGATTCCAACTGAGTTTGATTCAATTGGTGTTGGCGTAGACCTTTCAGCTGGCATACGTGAACGTAATGATTACACAGTCTTTGTAATGGGTGGTCGCGTTAAAGATAAGATTTATGTGATTGACTCTAAGCGATTACGTGTCATGGGCAATATTGAAAAGCTAGAAGCTTTAATGGATATGATGTACGAGTGGGGGATTGTTCATAAAGATGGTGAGCAATATTATCCAACCAGTAATAATGTTCACGTCTGGTCAGAAGCTGTAGCTTATCAAGCATCTTTAGAAGCAGACTTTAAAAGAATTTGTTTAGAAGAGCAAGGACTTTATAATTTATTATGGCATCCAGTCAAAGGCTTCCGTGGTGATAAGGTTGCAAGATTCCGTGGCATCATGGGACTCTTTGAACGCCATAAT